CGCTATAGCAAAGTTTATAGTGGTACTTGCTCACATATCCATAAACCAACTTCTTTCACCTTTTTAAGGGATCGGAAGTCATGGGTACATATTGGTTAAGTACTCAGGTGAGCTAATGAGACTGAGATGGTCTCATCAATAGACTATATGACCTAATAGCTTTGTCAACCGGCGAAGCCCGTTTAAGAAGGCTCACACCCTAACCTTAGCGGACATGAGTAGACATCTATTGAAAACCAAACATTAAACAATCAGTGACAAACACTTTCATGAATAATGCCGGTTTCAAAATGGAGCTTAAAAGATGGATTAGACCTCAAGAGGTCCTTCCATTCTTTAGAATTCCAGTCTGGCTCATGGGTCTATCACATATGTGGAAACATGGTTTCCTACCATTATGCAATAGGGTTCAAACGTTATGGAAACATAACGGATCCACGTGGTTAGTTCAGTATCTTGCTGAAGCTTCCCGTGCCATTGTATGTTGGCTTGGTAATGAGAAATACGTAAGATCAAGTATCTACGTTTCCATTACTGGGAAAGGCTTACCCAAACTACTTCCTTTAACTCTTCGTAAATCGATGATAGTTGGAAAACTTCATGATAACGTTGAGGGGAAAGTAGTTATAAGAGCTGTTTTAACGGTTCTTAGTATTTACCGTGTAATGGGTGCAAAACCAATTATGAAATTGGACACCATAATAGCACCTTTTAAAGGTACTAGCCCGACTCTCCCTCTTTATGAGATTGAGAAGGCATTACATTGGCTAGGTTTGAAATCTTTAAGATTACAGAAACCAGATATCTTTATGATATCTGAGTCTTCTGGACCTAATTATGCAAAAGCTACCTATGGTAGTCCACTAGATGCAATAGCCTATATGCGTTATCCATTTGTTTGGTATAACTTCATAAGATATTGTCTATCAAATGGCTACTATACAGTTGCTATTTGGCATTTCGGATTGATACTGTTAGGAACGGTTCTATTACCCTTTCTAATATGGTTGGAGAGTTTCCCTAAATTATTGGGACGTTTAGTTAAACTAAACGAGGCACGAGGAAAAGTTCGTATAATTGCAATCGCTGATTGGTGGACTCAAATAGTCCTTAAACCACTTCACGATTCAATTATGGCACATTTAAGAAATGTACCAATGGATGGAACCTTTGACCAGGTGAAACCATTGCAACGTCTACTCGATTTAAATCGTTCGCAGAACGTGCTTTACTCTTTTGATTTAAGTGCAGCAACTGATAGGTTACCTATCGAGTTGCAGGTCCAAGCCCTCTCTCTCTTAGGAGTTAGAGGTGACCTTTGGAAGTCTATTTTAGATAGACCATGGTACTTAAATGATTCACCAATTAGGTATTCTGTAGGGCAGCCTATGGGCTGTTATAGCTCGTGGGCAATGCTCGCTCTGACTCATCATTTGATAGTTCAGATTGCGGCA